GCGCCGCGCTTCACACTGGACTTTAGGTCTAGTACAACGTCGTCTACATCCAGCACTCGTTTGAAGCGATGCTCAGGAAGCATCGACTTCTGGGAGTAAAGGATCCTATCCTCATCCGACTTCTTCTTAGGCGTTAACGCCTTTAGAATAGCAGATGAGTAGGAAGGGACGTGATCCTCAATCCGTATAGGATTGAAGACCCATCTCTTTTGACGAAAGTTATGTAGCGTTGTGTCATAACTACATCTCGTCGTAAACAGAAAGGAGAAGAACCCAAGGCCAGAGCTTTCGCCCCAACCTCGAGGAACCGGTCCTAACCGTTCCTCTATCCAATCACGAATAAGCTGAGCCGTAGACCACAGACCGTTCAAATAGAACTGATCTGAGGTTTTGGCCCAACTCATAAAATGATTGGGCGTCCAGGTCGTAATATCGTCGTAGGGGACTTCCCTGGCATACACGGGTTTAACCGAGACACCATTATAGTAATCCCCACCGCAACTCTCACGAAAGTGTGATTTCGAGAAGGATTTGCTACGATTAACTCTCAGCCCGTAGGCCTCAAGCTTCGATACTACGCAGTCCAACCAAGCCACAGGTACGATTAGATCGTCTCCAAACACGTGAACGTGCTTAGACACGTTTCGTATTGACTTGGTAGTCGGGCGGATTCCGGTACGTTGATGAACTGCACACTGGATAAGCGTGTAGAACACCATCGCCTCCACGGGAAAGCACATGGCTGAACCCATAGAAGCAAACTTCGAGAGTATTACCTCTCTAGCGTCCGGTAATCGGGCATATAGAGAGCGACTTGCCTCGATATAATCGAGAAGACTACCGTTCCTAAAGATACGACGAACGAGATCCAAATGGACTCGATCAGAAGCATCCGACAGATCGATAGTTGCGTATCGCTTATCAATAGAGGCCCGACGCGCGGCATCATTGTTGATCGACTGATCCGTAAAGTGGATACTATCCCGTGTTAAGGGGTGGTTCTCCAACTTAGGGACACAGTAGGCCATTAAACCTTGCTGCATGTACTGAACATGCGAAGGTTCAATAGCAATGACCCGCGGTGCCTTGAGCGTCTTAGGAACGAACACAACCCTCACGGGCAGTTCCTTCAACACATCAAGGTATTCAACCTCAGCTAACTCGTCTAAGTGCCCATAATTAGGCACACAGTGCAAGTCGCTGGGGAAGAATAGCTCAGACCGATCATACCACTTACGCACTTTTAGCCTTTGATTCGGCTTCAAGCGCTCAGCGGTAGCACCGGGACCATGACGTGAGATAAGATCGAGCGGATCGATCGTCGGAAAAACCGACGACCAAACCAAACCCGAAACCTTATCAAGATATGGATCAGGTAACCACATCCTGTCTGTCATGTCTCTGAGCTCACTCTCCACGTCAACGAATTTCTGCGTTGCAGCGATGTTTTTAGCATCACTGCAAGGGACCTTCGGCTTTTTAAAGAGCCGAGAGATCTGTCTGATAGCGTAAATACTATCAGCGCAGGCGTCGACGCGAAGACGTCCATCCTTATGAAACACACGCGTGGTGAAACCCCCAAATATTTTCGGGAGACACCCCTGGCGCGGGAGGGCCCAAGAGCCCCCCCACATGCACCGGGTGACGCGACCTTCCTCGATGCCCTGCTCAAGGACATCAGAGAAAGTAGGTAATGTCAAATAGAGAAATGACATTCCCTCGTGTTTCACTCGATGTCGAATCTCTTCGACATCAAGCTGTACGGACAAACCGAGCTGCACTCCTAATTCATTAAGGAGTGTCTCTAAGAGCATGGTCGGTCGTTTCATCTGGCACCCCCCTCGAAAGAGAGGCCCCAGAACCGTTCTATGTTACTAGGATATGCTTGCATCACACACCTAGGAACTTGAGTGTCTCCTCACCCTCCGGACGGAAATCCCCTTCAAGAAAGGGAGTCCAGCCGTAGTGGTAATCAGGCGACAGGACGAACCGAAGTTCATCCTGAAACCGGAAGACAGACAAGGACCAAAGCCGCTGAACCGTCACCCTCTCCCAATTAAGGAGATGACGACGCTCCACGCGAAGCTCGCCTTCCCACAATGTCTCCAACCGCTGCTCATCGATATTGACCCCGTTGCATTTAAGCGACGAGATCAAACCTTTGAGCGTATCAGCGGAAGGATAAAGTAGGAAGTTGAGCTGATGTGTGAAATTGCTGACGAGCCGTTCATACTGATCCCCCAACAGGTGGACAATACCAACGACGTCGCCTTCAGGCCTATCATCATCTTCCCACGTTAGTGGTTGATGATGAACCCGAGACTGTGCTCTCTCCGTGAGGAGGGAGACAAAATCGGAATGGGTCATATTAGAAAACGTCATGGTAAAATCTCCTGTTGAGGATTAAACGTATGAACAGAACGCAACAAACAAGTGCCTCCCGCGATATCTCCCCCCCCAAGAGGGGTTCGAAATCACGGTACAAACGGCCTAAAGCCAGGAGAACTATCGGCCCAAATCAAATCCGGGCTCTTAGTATCTTCCTGACTCTAGTTATCCAGTCTGGTCAGCTGGCGTTAATGGGTGTGAACCCAGAAGTCGCTGGCGTTTCCAGAATCAGCTGCGAGGTTTCTTACATCTCGCCGGCGAAGAGTTTCGCCTGGTTGGCCGAGGTCAGCCAGGACTTCAACGCTTCGACGTAATAGCCGAGCTGGACATCCGTAAAGCCCACACGGGGCTCATCGATCACGAGATAGACCGAACAGGACTGATAATCCTGCGAGGTAGTCAGAGGATCGGTGGCGACGATGGTCGGCGTGAGGCGAACCTCACGACGGAAACGGTCTTTGGTGACCTGCTGCCTTGTAAGCAGCGTAATGTCACCTTCGGCCGTCGTATACTGCCGAGAATTGACCTCCGCTTTGGTAAGCGGAAGCGACTTGGCAGCACCATTGACGGTTACGGATTGAGGATCAGACAACATAGAAAGCTCTCCTTTGAGATGATTTGACGTCTCTCGACGTGTGAGCGAGCGTGAGTCCGGGTATCAAACCGGTGCGCTCAAAAGATTTTTGCCGTCATGCTCGGCAGGTTAACGGAAACCCAAACGCGACAGACCAAGCGCGCCTAAGATTCCGACCTGTGTCGCTGAGAGATCTTCATCCCTCAGCATCAAGCCAAACTGGTGACCGGTTACGCGGCGCTTCGAAACGCAACGTAATTCGATCGAGGACTGTACTCGCTTCTTCTTTCCTCCTGAGGTGAAAACTTCCATCTCAGTAAATCGGGTAGAAGTGTGGGACTTCTCAGACATGACGTAGAAGTAATTGGCATAAAGCCTATCTTCTACGCCATTAGAGGCGACCTCCGCTATCTCCCCGAGATTGAAGAAATAATCCGCAAGAAATGTCCAAGGCATGAGGTTATAGATAACAGACGGTGTAGGCTGCCAACCGTATAAACGGCGTAGCAGCGCCTGCTTGTACTCCACGGTCTGAGGGCCGGGAGGCAAGTAGTACACAAACTGACCTTCACCCCATACCTCCTCAACGACGTCTAACGTATCCCAGCATGAGCCTTTGTCGGCATAAACCGCATTGACCATGACAGGATTATTGTTAGAAGCACCATCACCTACTAAGGTTTTGGCGTCGAAGTTGTTCTTATAGACCCTTGCGGATCTACGAACAGGACGTCCAGCATCACGTAGAATTTGCGCAAGAGCTTTTTGCTCACGATCCTGGGCCTTTACAAAGTCCTGGATCGCTCCGAGTACGGGTAACCACCCGAATTGCACCGCGAGGTGCCATTCCGCAGACCGATTGAGTTCGGTTCCACGGTATCGGTTGCGTGGATTTGACCGGAACTTCTTAGAAACCGCACGGCGTATTTCATCCGTGTTGTTCTTCAGCATTCCGGGCACATCCTTTAACTCAAGTAGGTTTTGTAGAGCGTTGAACTCGGGCTGCGCTGGTCTACACGCATTCCAAGCTTCAGCCGCGAATGACTTGGGATCCTTTGCCGATGAGGCTGGGAAATCAGGCCATCCATATTGCGGATTGCTCCACGGCACAAATCGGCCGGAATAATAGAGAGGATGTTCTCCACTCCAGTAATTCACGTCCACACTTGTGTCACACAACGCACGAGCTTCTCGCTTATAGAGCCAGAAGTCCGTTCCGCGGGTAGGCTTTCCATCCTTGAAGGGGTTTCCCCCTGACAGAAGGAAGCCATCCACGAAATGTTTTGCGTTACTTGAGTTGAACCAGACGCTACCATCCGGGTTATAGAACGTCCCCAAGGGGTCGTACCATTCCCCCGGACGATAGAGTTGTCTGGTATTTAGCACATGATGCTCCAAATATTAAGTTTGGCAGAGAAAAGCTCGCACGTGTCCGTACAAGCTGGGAGGCCCTAAGGG